GAATGCATCAGAGTCAGTTAAGTAATTATTAACTCTGTATCCTTGTGGAATCATACCCATAGATACGATTGCATTGATATCATTGTCAGCTGTTCCAGTTCTACCTTGAGACTTCATAAGTCTCTCAGCTGTAAACTGAAGCTCTGAAGGGATAATCATTTTTACCCCTCTAGCTGCAACTCTTAGACCTCTCTCATCAGTTATAGCCGCAATGTCAATTAACGACTGCTCTAATGAAGTTTCATTAAGATCTGCCTGAGTAGATAAAGTATTTTTAAAAGTACCTGCTACTGTAGGGTGAGATGTACTAAATAAAGCAACAGCATCACCAGATTTAAATGTAGCCGTTGAAGGCAGACCATTTATTAAAGGCTCTACTGATTTTACTTGTTTAGCATTACTCATAGATCTCGCTAAAGCTTTTGTGTATCTAGCAGCAAGTCTATCGTAGAGGTTATCTTCGATAGCTTCTTCTGTGATTGCAAATGCTAAAGCTACGGTCTCGTGAGTGTAACGAGCTGTAAAAGTTTCTTGTGCTTCGTCAAAAGATACGCCTGCACCTTCACCTTTTACTTGTGCGTTTGCGAAACCAGATAACATTACTTCTTCTTCAAAAGCTCTGTCACTGTTTTCGTTAGTATAAATCTCAGCATGCTGATTTTCATACCTTTTATATTCCAGCCCAAATAGTGCATTTAGGCCTGGTTCTAGTTCTTTAACTAGCTGTGATCGTGATATTGCCATGTCTATACGCTCCTATTAATTGTGGCCGTTGAACGAATTTAGATTCGATACAACAACTACAGATGCAAAAGCTGCAGTAGCATCCTCATTTTCAGGATCCTCTGCTGATCTTAACAATCTGAATTGCTTACCGTTAGCTGAAGTCGTTGCAATGTCTAAAGTTGCTGATGACTTACCAGTAGTATCGCTACCAGCTGATGTATTCATGTCATAAGTTTCCAACATTGTAGTTACTCCAGTTGCTGCATCCGCACCAACCACGTATTGCTGGAATGGGTCATCTATTACAAAGGCTGTTGTGTCTTCACTGTTAGCCGGTGTGATAGTTGCTTTGTAGAAGTTCGCAAACGTTGGCTTCAAAGTAGAAGCATCGTTGTAGAATATTCCGTTCAAAACACCTAAGATATCTGCAGCAGAACCATTTCCGCCTACTACATAACCGCTAGAGATTTTAACACATTCACCATTGTAGATAGTTGTGCTGTGGCCAGCATCGATTTTGTATTTTCCTTGACCTTGGATAGATGGTCCACCACCTAATCGTCCAGCTGGGATAAGTCCAAAACCTTGTGTGTTTTTATTAGCCATAGTTTTCTCCTATTCCAATGTTGTTTATATTAATCCGATGATTAACAAATAGTTAAAAAATTAACTTTTCTTTGTACCACCGAAGGTTACACGAGACTGCCTTTCAATATTGATTGGCATCCTCTGGTCTTGCTCCTTCATAAGATCGTTTTCTACAGCTTCGTTTCTTTGTTTATGACGATTAGTCATATACTCTTGTCTTTGCTTCGCAATCTCTTCGGGTACCTTCGCAAGTAGAAGGCCACCTACCCCAATCACTCCCTTGTATTTACCTTCTTCAAGTACAGGATAGTCAGATGCATTTTCAACTTCTTCGGCACGAACTAATTCATATCCTTCTCTTAATCGTCCAGATATGTTTTTCGTATCTTGAAAGCCGACGCTTTCTGCTCTTATCCATCTGTACCTAAATCCATCAGGTGCAGGGGGTGCATCTAGAGAAGATGGTGGAACCCACACTTTTGGTCTTTCAGATTTTGACCGTGTTTGGTTCGCACGTGAAGTATTTTTATCTTTTTCCATTTTACGCTCCTTCCGTGTTTTTTAATTGTTTTGCGTACTCTTCGAGTGGCACTCCTAATTTTTTAGCTATTGCTACCTGTGATGAAGTGAGTTTCACAGTTTTGCGACCTGGTTTTACGCTTCTTTTAGCTGAAGCGACCGTCTGAACGGGCTCGGTCGGTTGCTTATCGTCACTTTTATCAAATTTATGCGGGAAGTCAACTCGTATTCTTTTATCAACTTCTGCATAATACTCATCAGAGTTAGGATCATATCCTTCTTTCTCAATAAGATCCTTATGTATCTCAAAAGCAGTGTAAGTCATTGCTCTATCTGTTCCAAACCAACTATTTTTAGAAGCCCAAGCCTCAGCTTTAGGATCTTGATTTTCTGTTGGTTGTGAAAAGTTAGGCACGTTCTGCACTTGAGATGGTTTTGTTGGTTTTACCTCTTCGTCATCTTCTTTACCTTGTTTGGCTTGTTCTAGTTTTGCGTTCTCAAAAGCAAGAGTTGCAATTCTTTTGTTAGCCTCAACTTGAGCTTCTGCATCACCAGATTGAATAGCTGCAGCAAGTTCTTTTTGTGCAGCATCTAATCCTGTTTTGATACTAGTCTCAAATTTTTTAATATAATCAGAGTCTGTTTTTTTAAATTTAGACTCTAATTTTTTTCTAGATTCCTCTACACCTTTAGCGTAATCAAGAGCAGCTTGTTCTCTTCTTTCTGCTTCTCTCATCTTACGAGTTAATTTCGCAATACGAGCTTGTACACCTTTGCTGTATTCTTCTAGTTTTGTGTCATCCTTTGTTTCTTTTTCTTCTAACTTTGTTTCTCTTTCATTTTCAAATGTTTTATCTGTTCCTTGTTCCGTGGTTTCTTTTTCTTCTTTCGGTTGTTCTGTTTCTACAACAGACTCATCCTTTTCTTCTTCGATATCTATCGTAGCATCAGGACCTGATGTATCGATGGGCACCGTCTTTTTTTCTTCTTCTGGCATAGCTTACTCCTTCCTATGTTTAAAACTCATGCAAGATGTCCTCTGGACTATCAATTGTTGCTAACACTTCATCGTCGTTTAGCAGACGCATTTCCCCACCATCTATTTTGATTCGGCTACCTGCATAACGTGCAAACATAACCCAATCTTTCTCCTTGCACCATGGACCTTCAGGATACCTCTCTTTATCCTTATAACACTGCGGACCCATAGCCATTACTAGACCAACTTGTGATGCAACTTGCTGTCTCTCTAAAGTATTTTCAGCTAGTATTACTCCACCTTTGGTTTTTTCCTTCATTTTAAAAGGTAAAACTAAAAGTCTCCATCCAGTTGGTTTAGGTAATTTTGGTTCTTGTTTATCTTTTAATTCAACCCCTACTAATTTATTATTTGGTACTTTAATTTTTTGACTTGGGGTCAATATTGATGACTGTTCCTTTTCCATTTTGCTCCTTATCTTCTAGCAGGTTAGAGAGTTCCTGTAGCACTGCTTCTAAAGCAGCTATTTGTCCTACTATATATCTATACTTTTCCATATTGTCAATACTGCCTGACGTTATTGATATAGACAATGCTTCGGCTCTTGTTTTTAAAAATTTAATTAGTTTTGTTATGACGTTTTCTAATTGCATCTTTTCCTTTCTTAGCAATGGATGCAACTTTACTTTTACCCATCACTTTAGCTCTTTGCTCCATTACTGTTAGTATTTGTATTTTTCTTGCAAACGGTTTGTTAACACGTTTGACTTTTGCAACAGTTGCTCTCGCATCTGATGGTGTTGCAAATTTTATTCTGACTGTATCTTTTGGATTTTCATCCGTATACAATCTTCTTCCTGAACCTTTAGGCTTTTTTCCTGTTCCCTTTTTTGGATCCGCCATTGATAACTCCTTTTAATGTTTTAGCTTGTTTAGCATGTGTTTTAGATGCTTTAGTCAAGCCTTTGATTACTTTTTTAATCTTTTGTTTTTTTAACATTTCCATCTCCTTCTTGCCTGACGGATACGTGAGTTCGGATCGTTACGTGTTTTTGCTGAGGATCTTTTGAGTTGTCCTAGTGATCTAGCGCAGAAGGATTTTCTACGTTTAGCAGCTTTTGATCCAGGCTTCACTTTTCCTGTCACGGCTGTTTTTAATTTAGAACCTGGGTTAAGTCTTCTATAAGCTTTAACTCCAGCTTCAGTCATTCCAGCCCCTTTACTTGTGGGTCTAAAATTTTTTTTATTTCTTGGAGGCATAGTGCCTTTTGAAAATTTTGATCTTGTTGTGTAATCTGTTCTCATTATATTTTTGGCATTCTATAACCAGGATTAGAATAAAACTTTTTGTAAGATTTATTTCCTACTTTAACACCACCTAAATCTCCTGATATATAGCTACCTGTATAATTTTGTTGTGCTTGTTTCATCATAGAATTCATAGATGGATTTGGTTTATCACTTAATGGTGACATAGATCCACCCATTCTTGCTTGTTTTCTTTTTGCAAATGTTTTAACATTTGTTGGTTTACCACCAACACCTTGTGCTACTGCTCTCTTTCTTTGAACAGCTGATCTTATTTGTCCTTTAGACATACGTCTTGCTTTTGCAAGTGGGACGCATTTTGGGTACTTACGTTTTGCATCTGCTTTCTGTTTTGATCTTCCACATTTTGAGAAAGATCCATCTTTCTTCTTGCTACCAATGTCTACCCATTGTTGCTTGAACCATTTATCAAGTCCATTCTTAGCCATAACACTACGAGTTCTTTCCGATAGCGTCTCTGTTCATTCCTCTAAGGCAGACACCGCCACCTTTTCTTAAACCTTGTCTTTTTAATCTAGATGTTGCTTCCATCAATCCACCTTCAGCTTTACTACCTCTAAAATCTTTTCTCTTTACACCAGATGGATCTTTAATTTTACCTGCACATATTTTAGATGCGTAGGCGTTCGCATATGCGCTGGGATATACCTTAAATTTTCTTTTTGCTGCTGCTTTTCCTCTAGGACAAAGTTTAGTCATTTTGGCATTACCTTTTTTATAAATTTCATCTCTTTTTCAGAAACGGAACCCTTAAATTTATCTATACCTAATTTCTTTTTTAATCTTTTTATTTTTCTTAAATCTTCTTGTGCTTTAGCTAATTTAATTTGACCAACACCAAGTTTACTTTTTAATTCTCCTAACTTACCAGTATCAGCGCCTCCGCCTTCTTTAAAACCTTTTGGTGAAACTTGTTTATTGTATAATCTATTAACCATTTTATTTATTTTTCATTTTCTTTTGCATAAAAGATCTAAGACCTGGGTTTAATTTTTTAAGTTTTTCTCCTGCAGTTTTACCTAATTTTGCAGCAGCTGCTCCTGCTCCTGCAGCTTTTCCAAGATCTTTTAAACCTTTACCATCAGCAGCAAAGAACGGAACTTTTTTTCCATTTTTAGTTACCATTTTAAGTTTGCCACCTTCTTTCATCATAGGTCGCTTCATCATTCCGCCACCCATTTTACCAAAACGTTTTTTTCCTTTTGGTGGTTTTATTAATTTTATTGCTTCTAAAACTTTTGGATCTGTTATTGGTTTAGCGCCTTTAGCACCTCCACCTTTTTTCATCATAGGTCGCTTCATCATTCCGCCACCCATTTTACCAGCTCTACCTCCAGCTTTATAGCCTTTAGGTGTTACTTGTTTATTAAATCTATTATTTGGCATTATTTTTTTCCTCCGTTTCTAAAAATTTGTGTACCCTTTATACCATAAATACTT